GACCAATGGGATACTCCAGTGGATAAAAAAAGATTGTACAATTTCTTAACAACGTTGTATGGTGAAGCTTTAAGTGTGGAGTAATCATGATTTATTTTAGTAAACTCCGTTGGCAGAATCTTCTGTCGACTGGAAATCAAATGACTGAGATCCAATTGGATCGTAGTAAGTCTACACTCATTCTCGGTGAAAATGGCGCAGGCAAGTCTACGATCTTGGATGCGCTGTCTTATGTCTTGTATGGTAAAGCTTTCCGTAACATCAACAAGCCGCAACTTGTCAATTCGATGACAAATAAGAACCTTTTAGTCGAATGTGAGTTCCTGGTAGGAAAAAACGCGTTTCTTGTAAAAAGAGGTATGCGACCTAACCTGTTCGAGATCTATCAAAATGGTGTACTATTAAATCAAAATAGTTCAAATAAAGATTATCAAGATCACTTCGAGAAGCAGATATTGAAATTAAGTTTCAAATCTTTCAGCCAGATCGTAGTATTGGGCTCTGCAAACTATTTGCCCTTTATGCAGCTCCCAGCTCATGGGCGAAGAGAAGTCATCGAAGATCTTCTGGATATACAAATCTTCAGCACGATGAATACACTTCTCAAAGAAAAGATCATCGAGAATCGTAATGAACTCCATGAGTCTGATCATAAGATCAATCTCGTCGAGAACAAGATCGAGCTGGCAGAGAAGCATATCGTATCTCTTCGTACGAACAATGACGAGCTGATCAAAGCCAAGCAAGGTATGATCGACGAGCTCGAAGATCGTGTAGCAGAAACTGAAGCTACTATTCAAGTCGTGGCTGATAACATCTTGTCTTTGAGCGTAGAGATCGAGGATCATGACAAGGTATCCAAGCGTAAGCTGAAGCTACGTCAGATGGAGACCGATCTCGAAACCAAGATTCGTAAATTTAAGAAAGAAATCTCGTTCTTCCACGACCATGATAACTGCCCGACATGCCGCCAAGGTATCGATCATGATTTCAAAGAAGAATGGATTAGCAATCGTACGAACAAGACGAGTGAGATCGAAGGTGCAATGGCCGAGATCGAGAAGCAGATGGAAAACATCGAGACTCGATTGAGCGAGATCGCTGTTATCAATACACAGATCACTTCTTACAATACACAGATCACTGGCCATAATGCAGACATTCGTTCGTGGCAAAACTCGATCAAGACTCTGAACGCAGAGATCGAATCGATCAAGAATAATACACTTGCTATTGATACAAGCACTGATGATGTCGATGCATTCAAGAACGATCTCAAGAATATCAAAGCTCGTAAAGAAGAACTAACACACCATCGTTCAGTTCTTGAAGTTGCTGGCGTTCTACTCAAAGATACGGGCATCAAGACAAAAATCATCAAGCAGTATGTTCCAGTCATGAACAAACTGATCAACAAGTATCTCGCAGCCATGGACTTCTTTGTCCAGTTCGAATTGGACGAAAACTTTAATGAAACTATTAAGTCGCGTCACAGAGACGATTTCAGCTATGCCTCTTTCTCCGAGGGAGAAAAGATGCGCATTGATCTTAGCCTTATGTTTACCTGGCGGGCTATTGCTAAGCTCCGCAATTCTGCTTCGACCAACCTTCTCCTCATGGATGAAGTCTTCGACTCGTCGCTCGACGTCGGAGGAACAGAAGAATTCATGAAGATCCTCGATGGCCTTACACAAGATACAAACACGTTTGTGATTAGCCATAAAGGTGATCAGCTCTATGATAAGTTCCATAGCGTAATCAAGTTCGAGAAGCACAAGAACTTTAGTAGGATCGCGGCATGAACCAGTGGGTTGAAGAGAAAGACGGCAAACAATACTGGTATCAACAGTACTCAAAAGCCGAGATGGAACTGCTGAAAAAGTATCATGTAGCCATCAGTAGAATGACAAAACTCAATTTTGATAGGATTATAAAATGATCAAAGAAATCTTATTACATACAGATCCTATTCTGAAGGAAGAGATGCCGAAGTTTGACTTCGATGATCCGATCGTCAATCCTGTAGAACTCTACAACGATCTTGCCGAGACGATGATCGATGCTGAAGGCATGGGACTCTCGGCCAATCAGATTGGTGTACGTACTCGTATGTTCGTGATGAGAGCAGAGAACGTGATCGGTGTTATCAATCCAAAGATCATCGACGTATCATCAGAGATGGTAACACTCGAAGAAGGATGCTTGTCGTATCCTAATCTCTTCGTCAAGATCAAGCGACCGAAGTTTATCAAGGTTCGCTTCACGCATCCTGATGGTACGACTGAAACGAAGAAGTTTGACGGTATCACTGCTCGTGTATTCCAACATGAGCTCGACCACTTGAATGGAATCCAGCATACCAAGCGAGCGAATACATATCATATGGAACAAGCTAAAAAGCTGGCAGCAAAAATAAACAGAAAAAACGGTGTACTTAAACCGAAAAATGAGTTATCTTTAGAAGTACAACAAATGATGGATTGGTTAAAAGCATGAGTGAAGATTGGGTAAGAGACATTAATGGTATGCATCGTTATTACGGTGTTAATGAGAAGGTTCAGGACTTTGATGCCGATAAGCTAAAGCAGTTCCTTCGGTTTCGCATGTCATTCCTCGAAGAAGAGCTGACCGAAACAAAGAACGCAGTTCGCGACAACGACGCCGAGGAAATCGTCGACGGTCTGATCGATCTGTGTGTCGTGGCCATTGGTACTCTCGATTCGATGGGTATCGATTCGTATGAGGCATGGAATAGGGTACTTCGTGCCAATCTCCAAAAAGAGGTTGGAGTCAAACCAGAACGGCCGAATCCTCTCGGTCTTCCAGATCTGATCAAGCCAGCTGGTTGGAAGGCTCCGAGCCATGCTAACAACCATGGATTGCTGACAAAACTCAAAAAATAGTTTTGTTTCGAAAAAAAGCATGTACAATTAATGAAATTCTTGATAAGGTGGACCTATAATCAAGAAGGAAATAATTATGACTGCTTTTACCAAACAAAATTTAGTTATCAGTGGCGATTATGTTTTTTACCAGCCTCACGCTGACAACTACTGGGAAGACCGCAAGTTTGTCGCTCGCTTCAAACACCGCGGGCCAGTTACCAAATCTAAGTTCATCAAGACTCTGATCAACCACTACTCGGTAGAAGCCTATTTCAACCGTCTGGCTGGCGCTTACAACGCTCAAGGCGAAGCACCGCTGCAGATCCTTATGAATGACAACATTCTGATCTTCGATAGCGAAAATCGCAAGTTCATCCTTGACGGAAAGGTTCTGTAATGGCTAAGCGTCGTACTGAAGAACAAAAGTATGAAGCGTACGGGCTTTTGGCCAACGCGGCTATTTCTCTTTACGAGGGCTCTAAAAACTGCCCAAAACAACGAGCGTTTAATATACGTCAAGTTTGCAACGGGCTATATGATACACCCAGCACCCACACTGGACTTGTTTCTGAAAAAGGACAACATCTTAGAAAATCCGATCTAGTAGAGGAACATTTTTACCCTCGAACTCCCAGCGCCCATAAGATGTTTGAGATGCTTGACGCTGGAGCCACTAAAGAAGATCTGATTGAATATATCAAAATGGTATGTCAAGTCCATCTCGTAACAAAAGATGAAAATAGTGATCTCAGACCATTTCAAAAACTTGGTTCTGGTTACGACACATGGGAAGAACAGTATGCTGCCGCAAAAATCAAGTTGGTTCCTTATATTCGAAAAAAGCGACGAAGAGATTTAAAAATATATGTACAATTAACTGAAACTGTGGTAGGTTTATATAATGAATAAAAATGAACAACTCGGCGTTCTCAACGTCCTCGACAAGCTTTCTCTCAATGAAGCTAAATCTAAAGCGCTAGAAATTATTTCTACGTTTCCAACAAAAAATGTCCGTCAGATTGCATCAGTCAATCGACTGAAATATGATATCGAAACATCCAATACTTCGAAATATGTTTGTGAGTCGATGTGGCGTTCTTATCTGGCTTCTCAGGGTCTGCGAGTGACTGATTCATCCTGGGACAAACATTATAAGAGTATTTGATTATGAGCACTCGCACCAAACTTCTTGTAGGAACATACAAGACGACCACCACTCAAAAGTTTATAGATCATCGAGATCGTAGAGCACCAGAATATACTCAAGGTATATTTGGGGCAGACTGCGAATTGCCTGAGCATCATCAGTGTGAGATCGATCCGAAACAGACTCTTCATGAAGGTGCCGCTTTCGACACAACCCACGAAGATTTAGAAAGTCTAGACTATAAATTGTATTCGCAAGAAGGCGTTCATCTTAGCCCGTGGATTCAAAAGCAGATCTCCGCTGGCTTAATCAAACATCTTGTGATTTGGAAGTGGAAAAATGGCTATAAAGAGTTGTACTTAAATCAAGAAGTAGAGTATATTATACTCGGCGTAGTTGATGCTAAGCTCGCTTTAGAACAAGTAAAGCGTAACGGAAATAATCGTTTTGATTTCAATAAAATTCAAAAGGTAGAAGAATATGTCTAAAGAACGTGAATCAATTAAAGTCCTCCAAGAGTGTGCTGAAATCCAACTGAAGAAGTCGAAAGACTATCAGAACGAAGCATCACGCATTCGTCAAGCTGACTACTATCCTCGCGGTGTAGCAACCATTACTGATCTCATCTATGCTAAGACTCTGCGTATGCAGTCCGTCATCGAAGCCATGGAAAAAGATCCTACATATACGCCGAACTTCGAATCCATTGTAGACTCTGCAATGGATCTGATCAACTATGCATCGTTCGTAGTGGCTTATTCTCGTGGTAAGATGGACGGTCAAGATCCTAAGCGTGACTTCCTCAATCGACCTATCAAGATCGATGGCGCTAGCGTTGGAGGTAATCTAAATGACTAAGTGGCAATATTCATATAAGAACCAACAATTTGGCATTTATCCGAAAGGAACTAAAGTCAAGTCTTTCGGTGGCGGTTCAACTATTAAAAACCAAATTCAATGTGGTGTATGGACTCTCCGAGCTAATGTATCTGATTATATTCCTAATGGAAAACAGCACCCACAGCGTACAGTAAAAACAGGCAAAAACCCTGACGAGCTTTATGAGTTGATGATTAAAATCATTGATAAACTTGCTCCTAATGAAATCGGCAAAGTTAACTCTATTATGAATGCAAAGAAGACTGCTAATGCTGAAGGTTGAAGACATTCGTCAGCACTTCATCGGTGAATTGATGGACAGCAACTTTGTCATTGACAAGACTGGTGTCAAGACCATCGAGATGATCGGTGCCACATTCGAAGCTGATGAGCCAACCATCTTCGGTGAAGTCAATGATGAGTACGTAGAGCGTGAGCTCGAATGGTATAGGTCGATGTCTTTGTTTGTTGAAGATATTCCTGGAAAGACTCCGGCTATTTGGCAACAAGTCGCCTCGAAGCATGGCAAGATCAACTCAAATTATGGTTGGGCAATTTGGCATTCAAAAAACTACTGTCAGTATGAAAATGTCCTCCACGAGCTCATGAACTTTCCGAATAGTCGCCGAGCAGTTATGATTTATACTCGTCCTTCAATGTGGGATGATTACAACGAAAATGGTATGTCCGACTTCATGTGCACTAATGCGGTTCAGTATATGATCCGTGATGGTCAGTTGGTTGCTGTCGTGCAGATGCGTTCGAACGACGTAGTATTCGGTTATCGCAATGACTATGCATGGCAACGGTATGTTGCTGACCAACTTACTAAGGCTCTAGGCCTAGACGTAGAACCTAAGATCATTTGGCATGTTGGCAGCCTTCATGTATATGAGAGACACTTTGATAAGGTAAAATAATGAAAGACGTTTTATATTATTCGACTTTGACAGGCCACGATATCAGTGATGATGTCGTGGTCGTTGGTCTGTGCCCTTCGAGCAATGATGTTCGTTCGAGATCTGATACGTATTGGCGTCTCAAGAACTGGATGAACATCGTAGGTCAATACGCATATGACTTCTACAACGTCATTCCTGATATCGTCGACGCAGAGCCAAAGATGGCGAACGTCAATCTTGAGGATATAAATACTAAGCTAAGCAAGTTTAGAGATAAGAAGGTGATTGCTCTCGGCAACTTTCCTTCGAAGGTACTCGACAAGCTTGGCATAGATCACCTCAAGATCGGTCATCCTTCAATGCGTAACAGAAAGTGGAATGACTTTCGTAACGTAACGATGACTCTTGAAAATATGAAAGATTATCTGCGTGGAACTCACTGAATATTATGACGAGTATATCCGATATTTCCATCTAGCAAAGGATCAGCAAGCCAAGTGTAATCTTGGTTCTGTTCCATACCTCGAATCAAATATGAACGACGACCTCTTAGAGAACGTAGAACTCTATGACGTCGTCGAACGTAAGTTTGCGGGCTTCTCACAAATCGTTAATGACGTGTTCTATGGTTGGACTCCTGAACATCCCTACTGGGAGAAGATGGAGAAAGGTCATCACACTTACCAACGTAAGACGATTGCCACCGACTGGACTGGCAAGCATTCTGACTTCAAGCTTGCCGAATGGTTGTATGTGTTCCTTCTCCATCGTGTGACGGGTTCTGGCATCAACTACTCAGTGAAACCTTCGGGATACTCGAACACGATTCTTCCGCATCTCTACAAGTATAAAACTATCGAAGAGATGACGAAGTTTCTCAACGTTTATCCATATCCATTCTACACGTCAGTGGGTTATCAGTTTCCTTCCTTTCCAAAGCCAAAGCCTGGTTACAAGAGAGGTGGAGACTACTACCTTTCTGAGTATGCTCCACGTCTTTGTCGAGAAATGGCAGAGTGGCTCGAAGGCAATAATCAAAAGAAGGATCTCCGTGAAATCGGAGAATGGATGTTTGATTGGAATACCAAGAATGGACTTCGTGTTTATCGATTCCAATATGCGGCATTCGTAGCAGACATTGCCGATTGGTTTCCGCAGTATGTCAATCTCGAAAGCCCATTCTACTACGGTACGAATGCTGTCGAGTGTATCTCATATCTGGCAAACAACACAAACAAAATGAAACAAGAACTCTTCCTCGATAAAGTGATGGAGAAGATCTATGCAGACACCGGTGCCTATCCTTACAACGCAGAAGATGTATGCTGCGACTTTATCCGATGGGTCGAGAACTATGTAAAACCGGGCGGAGCTTATAATCATCTCGATTTCGACTCATTGTGGTCGTCATGCAAAATTAAAGATCATCCGTATGGTCGACAGAAGGCAATGCTGGATCTCGGCTTAGTTCGCACCTTTAACGGAATGACAAACCATCCATCTGACGATACCATTATCAAGGCTGCTGGACTCACTGTTGAACAATATAAGGCTAAAGTCAATGAACTTGTTAACTGAATTGCTGGGTGAACATGAGTTTGATATTCAGTATCCCAATATTGCCGATGTCGAATATGACGACAAAGGTAAACCCAAACAATCGTGGATGAAGAACTGGACTCAGGAAGAACGGACTGAAAAGTTCTTCGAGTTCTGCAGAGAGTATGACTTACGACGTGACTCTCTTCTTCGTGACAACTATCAACAGTTTAGCCATCGCATGCATTGGCATGAATGTCCATTCGTTGATGAAATCAAGGAAGTCGACGATTTTAAGACTGTACTCGAAGCATGCCTTATCTTCTCTTTTAGCAATGAACACTGGAAAACTTTTAAGGCGTGGCAATCTGGTGGTCCAGAAGCTATGCGCACTCGATTTGTATCTGAACGCCATGCTCGCTCAGATCTTTTTCAAATCTATTATCCAAAAGATACGAGTGTAAAAGATTGGCTATGTGAAGTTCCTACGGCATTTGCAGAGAAGCATGCTGAAAGCTTGTTTGAGAAACGCAATCGTCCTTATACGATGATGGAGTTTGCCAAGAAGTTGAACACGATTTTCGTCGAGGAATTTGGCTTTCGTAATGCCATGTATCCCTGCAAGAATGCGGCTCGACATGTAGCAATGACTCATCCCGACTGGGTAGATCCTGACTCATTTCTCCACGGTGGTACAGGTTACTTCGATGGTCTGAGTCAGGTGTTCGATTGCCCGAACCTCATGAGCAAGAGCAAGTACGAGATCAACGAGTTCGGAGACTATGTTCCTCTAAACGATGCAGCAAAGATGCAAGTCGAGCATATGGATTATCTGAAGGCACATCCTTCCAATCCAATTCATACGCACAACTATCTGAACCTTGAAGACAAGCTGTGCATGCATTATAAGTATATGGCAGTCAAGTTTGGCGTGAAGTCACAGACGATGCAAATCCCATATGATTGGGTATATCCCATTGAATGGTCTCTTCGGACCAATAATTATGATAGGCTAACGAATGGCGCATAACAAACATGTTATCGACGGAGTCAACAAAGACGTAGGCTTGTACGGATGGGAACAAGCCAGAGAATATTACCTCAACCTTGCCGAGACATGGACTGATCCATATCCTGATCCAGTCATAACAGTACACGATGGCATTCGATGTGTACGAGATGATTTGATCACAGGAACGAAGGTTCGTGGTGGCGATTGTTTACTCTCAAGAATCAATCAGTCGACTATAGTGTATGTTCAGCCTCGTACTGGTCTCGCTGGCGTTTCTCTTCTCGATGTAGCAAAACGCCACAACAAGAAGGTGAAGCTGTTCATGCCTTCTTCACAAACAATCTCTCATCATCAGGCATGTTGTATTGAGCAAGGAGCAGATGCCTCGTTCCATCGTATCGCTGCGATGCCAAACCTGAACAAGATCGCCAAAGATTGGGCAGATTCTCAAGACGATGCCTTCTTCGTTCCGCTCGGTCTAAAACACGAACTCGTCACTGCTGGTATCGTGAAAGCTGCATCGAAGATCGAAGCACCTGACGAGGTGTACGTAGCCATCTCAACGGGTGTTCTGTCACGTGCAATGCAAATCGCATGGCCAAATGCCAAGTTCCATTCGGTTGCAGTGTCTCGTAACCTCAAAGCTGGCGAACTCGGTCGAGCTGAAGTCATCTCTGAGCCGATGCCATTTCAACAGAGCGAGAAGCCAGAAAACCTTCCACCATTCCCTTGCATCGATACTTACGACGGTAAGGTTTGGAAATACATTCCAAAAAATACTGGTAAGAACATCTTGTTCTGGAATGTCGGCAAAGAGCCAGTACTCAATGATCCTACAATATACGATCGCGTAAATAGTTACCGCGATTGGCCAAAAAATGATGTACAATATAGAACACTTGATATATAAGGGATAATATGAAAACTCTTATTACATCTCCATTCACACCCGTATCTTCTAACATCCATTCGCATCGAGCTGCACAAGCTGCCATCTATGCAGAACAAATTTCTGTAGAGAATGGTGGGTTGGTTCATCTCGATCGAACTGGTAATATTCATGATGATATCAATTCGTTTGATAGCATCTATGTGTATCATGGAAACGATTGGTTCGGTTCTTTGAACCTTTTCGGTGGTATGAAAAATTACGGGAACATCGACAACCTAATTCGATTCTCCAAAATTGAAAAAACCAAAAAAGTCTATTCCCTTTGGATCGATCATCCAAAGTACAGCGAGATGCTCGAGCCTCGCCTGAACGGTGAAATCCATCCTGACTGGCATAAGGTCGACTGGGAAAACCTGAAGTATATCGAAAACAATGCCATCACAATTCGAGAGATCGAGATCGTAAATCGTGCAGTGGCTGGTGACAGTCATGCCATCTGTATGTATCGTCCCGGTTGGTTCGTCAACTCGGTTCCTTTCAAGACTCTGCACGGTGCACTCAAAGAAGGTCTACAAACTTTCATTCAGCCTCATCATGAGATTGCTGAATTTTATTTTGGTAACATCGACGTGCGTCACCATCTCTGTCGTCAGCCTGATCCTGAAATGGCTACTCGAGATTTGGCGAATAGATACTATACACAACTGAGTCAACTCGATCTTGCCAAGGTCTATGCATACGAGTTGCTTCCTATCGAGCACGAATCCCGAGTCCTTCCAAAGACTGGATACTATAAAGGTACTCCGTTTTATGGTTCATGGGAAGATCGCAACAGATGTCGCCTGATCTTCAAAGACGAGATGAGAAAGCTGTGTGCTCGAGGCAGTGTCAACTTCATCGAGTGGGTTGATCCACTTCTCAATGACAGAGGTGAGCTCGACTTTGAATGTATGGAAAAGCCAAAGTCTGTGCATCTCTCACGTAATTCATATCCGCACTGGCAAGGTCGTAAATGGAGCGGCCTGTCAGAAAATAAACCTGCAACTCTTGAGGACTTTTTTACATAATGAGCAAAGATAATTTTATTCCCGGTTTACCAACGAAGCATCTCATTGATTATAAATACAACGAAGGCGAATCTCTGAAGGAGATCCAGTCTTACATCGATGCTACTTACGATCAGCATTATTCCCGAAATAAATTTCAAGCAACAGAATTCATCATTGATGCTGGTCATGGAACTGGTTTCAATATCGGGAATATGATGAAATACACGCAACGATACGGTCGCAAAGGCGATCCTGCCGAATGGCGGAAAGATCTCATGAAGGTCATCCACTATGCAATTATGCAACTCCACGTCCATGACACTGAATATAAGGATTAATTATGGGTATTGAAATTAATGTTCCAATGGAAGAGCTACGCAAGCGCAAGCTCTTTATTGCCGCACCAATGTATGGCGGCCAATGCGCAGGTATGTTTACACGTTCGATCGCAGATCTCTCAGCACTCTGCACACACTATGGAATCCAAGTCAGATTCTACTTCCTCTTCAATGAATCACTGATTACTCGAGCACGTAACTACTGTGCCGACGAGTTCATGCGTTCAGGTGATACTCACTTAATGTTCATCGACTCGGACATTGGATTCAACCCTAACGACGTAATCGCTCTGCTCGCACTACAGAATCCAGATCATACACAAGACAACTACGATATCATCGCTGGTCCATATCCGAAGAAGTGCATCAGCTGGGAAAAGATCAAGCTCGCTGTCGATAAGGGTATGGCTGACGAGAATCCAAACGATCTTGAAAAGTTTGTCGGCGACTACGTCTTCAATCCGACCGGTGAAACTCGCGAAATTCCTCTCGGTCAACCAGTCGAAGTGCTCGAATCTGGTACAGGTTTTATGATGATTCGCCGTAACACTTTCGAGAAATTCCAAGAAGCATATCCTCAGCAGTTCTACAAGCCAGATCACGTTCGCACAGAACACTTTGATGGCAGTCGCGAGATCATGGCTTACTTCGATACGCCTATCGATCATAAGCGTACGAATATCAATGCCGAGCTTGAAGAATATTTGAAAAAGAATCCAAAAGCAAAAGCGAAAGATATTGTAGACTTTGTGAAAGATCCGAACAATGGTTTGATCAAAGATTACTCGAAGCGCTATCTCTCTGAGGACTATATGTTCTGTCAGTGGGTTCGCAACGCTGGTATGCATGTATGGCTATGCCCGTGGATGGAACTGAAGCACGTTGGTTCGTATGTATTCGGTGGTTCTCTACCAGATATTGCACGTATCGGTGCTGCAGCAACTGCAGATCCTTCTGCACTTGGTAAAAACAAATAAGTGTACAATTAATACAAACCTTGGTATATTGAATATTCCGAACATATGGAGATTTATTATGAAATTAGATAATGATACGTTGCAAGTACTCAAGAACTTCTCGGCTATTAACAAGAACATCATGTTCAAGCCTGGAAATGTGATCCGTACTATTTCGAGTACAAAATCTGTTCTTGCGAAAGCAACAATTAAACAAGAATTCGACAAGGGTTTTGCCGTATACGACCTCTCACGGTTTATCGGTACTCTTTCCTTGTTTAATGATCCTGAGATTGAAATCAAGGATTCGTACGTCGAACTCATCGAAGGCAACAACAAGTTTCAGTACGCTGTCACTGATCCTTCGCTGATCATCGTTCCGCCAGATCGTGAGATTGAATTGCCGAATCCTGAAGTCAACTGCTTGATTTCTGAAGAAACACTCAATCGAGTGATGAAGGCTCTGGCAGTTTCTCAGCTTCCTCATATCGCCATCGTCGGTAAGAACGGCAAGATCTTGCTTCAGGCAATTGATGCTGAAGGCAAGACGAACGACACTTACAGTGTTGAGGTTGGTGAAACTGAAGCTCGCTTCCGCATGGTATTCCGTTCGGATTGTATGAAGTTGATTCCAGGTTCTTATGACGTATCGATCTCTTCGAAGGGCCTCAGCCACTGGAAGGGTGCAACAGTAGAATATTGGATTGCTGTTGAATCCAACTCCTCGTTCGAGGCTTAATTGTGAATGCTGGTCACTAAGCCAGAGTCCGTGGATTTACGAACATCGCGACGGACACCTTTTTTGTGACGGAGATATATTATGCTTGAAGATTTTTTGTGGGTCGAGAAGTATCGCCCGAAGACCGTGTCCGACACTATCCTGACTGACGAACTCAAGAAGACATTTCAACAGTTCGTAGATCAGAAGAACATTCCTAATCTCATTCTCTCTGGAACCGCAGGCGTTGGTAAGACGACTGTGGCTAAAGCCATGTGTGAAGAGCTTGGATGTGACTACATCGTTATCAACGGCTCGATGAATGGTAACATCGACATGCTGCGTAACGACATCTCTCAGTTTGCTAGCTCTGTGTCTCTGATGGGTGGCAGAAAGATGGTCATCCTCGATGAGGCCGACTATCTGAATCCACAGTCCACTCAGCCAGCTCTACGTAACTTTATGGAGGAATTCAGTGCAAACTGTGGATTCATTCTTACTTGTAATTTTGTCGATCGGATTATTGAGCCGCTCCATTCTCGATGCTCGGTTATCAAATTTAAGATTCCTAAGTCAGAACTCCCATCTCTTGCCAAACAATTTATGCAAAGAGTATGTGGAATCCTCGAGACTGAATCGGTTTCTTATGAAAAAGCGGTCGTTGCTGAAGTCATCAAGACACACTTTCCAGATTGGCGCCGTGTTATTAACGAGCTCCAACGCTATAGCGCTA